GTTGAGCCGTGTCCATGTCGCCGCTTTCCACAGCGGCAAGGTACGCAGCGTCAATTTCAGGCGTAGTTTGGTTGTAGCTAAACCGAATGTCGTCATTTGTGTCTTGAAAACGCTGCGACAACGGGATGATGTTGCCTTGCGCGTCATAAAGCACAGGGTCATTAATGTATTGAGCATCTTTAACAAAAACAGTATTTCCAACTTGATATGCCTCAGATCCGCCAACAACCTCAATCATTGTGGCTCTGTCGTAATAAAAACTATGCCTATCTGGGTTGTAACCAACCTGCGTCCATTTTTCTAAATTTGACGGCATTGATTGATCAGACGACCATGTACCTAGAATTGCAATATGAGGTTTTTTGCTTTCCCCCATAGCAATTTTCAATGACGCTTTTTCATTTACAACAAAATCTGGGTTTAAAATTCTTGCTGCCTGCGAATAGGCTTTGCCGTTTTTGGTTTGAATAGTAACCACGCCAACTTTGTTACGAGTCCACGATGGAACGTCTTGGCGCAGCGTTACTTGACTGTTGATAGGAATAGATTGTTTTTCAATGCGCTGCACTTTTTGTCGTTCGTCTAACGCATTAATAACTTCAGCTTCTGATGGCAAATCTGCCACAGTATTAGGTACTTTTACCAAACTTGAAGGGAAATTATTGACAATTGCTTCATTAAGCATTGCCTGCGTAATATTTTCACCTTCAGCTCGCCTACGCAGCAAATCTCGTACAATTGGCGAATAAGCTCTATTGTTTTGAACTGTTACATCTGCCGCATAATTAGTTTGACGTTGAACCACAGTTGGCATAACAATTCCAGCAATATCCATTGCTTTGTTAACCATCTGTTGGGCCGTGTCCATGTTTCCGCTTTCCACAGCGGCAAGGTATGCAGCGTCAATCTCAGGCGTAATTTGGTTGTTGTAGCTAAACCTCGGCAAGTCGCCTTTTTTGCGTTCAGCCTGCGCCTTGATGCGTTCCTTCATCAGTCGCTTGGTTTCATCTCGGCGCATTTCCTCCGCAGACCGACGACGAACCAGCGCCTTAAAGCGCGGGTCGGTCATATCGACCGTAATAGGCTCTCCGGCCCACTTGATGCGCGTCCACCAATTGCGAACGCCTTGACGCTCTAGAATGGCAACGCGAGCAGCCTCCGACCGCGTAATCGGAATAATCATCACGCGCTGTTCTGTACCTGAGCCAGTAGCTGCGACAACCTTTGACACACCCTTTTCGCCAAAGATTACGAGGTCACCTACCTCTAGCTGCCCAGGCACCGTGCGGCCCCGGCTCACCGTGGGCAACTCTGTTTCCCTCCGAGCTTGCCGTTCTGCGGCCTCTTGCTGCTCCTCTTCGGCTTTGCGGTCAGCAGCGGCTTTTGCGGCAGCGGCTTCTTGCTGCTGCGCAGCTAGCCTGCCTGCGGCGGCTTTGGCAGCAGCCTCCTTGGCCTCAGCTTCTTGCCGTTGCTTTTGAGCAAGCACTTCAGCGGCCTTCTTTTGTGCCTCTTGTGCAGCACGCTCGCGTTCAGCAGCAGCAGCTCGCTCACGGCCAAGTCGATCTTGCGTAATACGAATGGCTTCAAGAGCGGTCTCTAGCACCTGAGCATCCGTAGCCTCATTGCCTAAAAACTCTCGCGCTGCTTCCAACGCTGCATCTTCGTTGGCTCCAGCCTTGTACACGGCGTTTAGCAACGCCTTAGCTTGCCCAGTCGGGTTGTCGCTCTTAACTTGCTTAAAGCGGCGTTGGTATTGTTCCTCTTGAGCCTTGCGCTTTGCTTCTGCTTTCTCCGCTTCTTTAGCTGCTTTTGTTTTGGCAGCTTCCTGTCTAGCCTTTAGCGCATCTGCGGCTCTTTGCTTTTCTTTGGTGGCAACATCTGCCTTCTTTTGCGCTTCTTCTTCCTTGCGCTTTTTGTCTGCTGTTTCCTTCGCAACTTCTTTTTCAAGTTGCTTGTACGCAACCGCCCAAATTGCGTCAGTTAACTCTTTACGCTCGACTTCCGTAGCTTCAGCAGGCACAAGCGGTGCAATTGCGGCATCAAGCTCAATTGCAGACTTTGCGTTAGCAACCGCTTCAACTAGCGGCCAGTCTGCGCTGTCTTTTTTAATACGAGCAATGCGGGTGCGAGCGGTATCGACAACTTTGACACGGGCTTTTTCTTTTTGCGCAGCTTCTTTCTCAGCGCGAGATTTTTGATCCGTTTCTAGTTTAACTCGAGCAGCTTCAGCAGCAGCAGCGCGTTGAGCCTCCGCTTCCTTGCGTGTTTTAATTTCACCTAAAGTGCGACCTAGGAAGGCTTGTGCTTGCCGTTCCTGCCCAGACATCTGCATCTTAGCCGCAGATTCAATTGCAGTCAGGCCGCGCATAAGGGTCTGCGCAATGAACAGTCGCTCATTAACGCTTAGGCTTTCCTGCATAGCTTTGTCAGCTAAGGCAGGCAAGCGAGCTAGGGCTGCGCGTTCTTTGTCGCTAATCGATGTGTAGTCAAAGCCAACGCGGCGCAGTTGTACGCGCACCCAATCAACTAGTCGCTTTAAAAAACCTGCGTCGGCTTGAGCCAACTCGCTAACCAACTTTGGATCGGCTTCAAGCGCATCCATAGTCGCGCTAAACCAATCAGAAATTAGACTACCAGTTTCATCTGTAATTGCGTTTGCGTTGTTTTTAATCCATTTAGCCAATGCCGCAGGATCGTCTTTAATTGCAGCCGTGCGGCTTGCAATAAAACGGCGGCGTGCAGCATTCCACAATTCGCCTTTTGCGGCTTTAATTGTAGCCATAATGCTTTCCCATTCGGCTTTGTTGTTTTTAAACAAGCCGTGGAAGGTTTCATGCCGAGCAACGCGCTTAAGAATTGCTTCGTTGCTTAGTCGAGCGTTAAGATAAATGCGGTTTGTTGTGCCATCGTATGCTCCTTCAAGGTTGACATCTTTGCCGTAGTCAACAAATGTGACCTCATAGCCAAGGTCGTTGAGTCGTCGTTCGGCGTTTTGCTGTTCAACGTTACGCGGCAAGACGGCGCGAACATCCTTAGGATTGATGGTCGCCAAGTCATCCATGTTCTTAGCTTTTGTCAGCTTGCGAACATGGTCATCCAAATCTCGCTGCGCCGTTGCATCTAGCACTCGCGTTTGCCCAGCAGCAACCGCTGCATCAAACGCTTCTAACTCGCCTGCTAGCGTCGCTGCGGCACGAGCCTCGCCATACGGGCCAGCCATGCGCTCTTTCTCGCGCACACCTTCTGTGGCTTCAATAGACTTTGCCTGCTCTAACAACAGTTCCTGCTGCTTGCGCAAACGCTCGACTTCGGCGCGTTTTGCAACAATTTCAGGCGTTGCAACTACAGGCACAGTAGTTGTCGTAGGTTCTGTCGCAGTTGACTCTACCGGCGCAGCCTCTGCTTCCGGTGCTGCTGTTTCTGTAGTTGGTACAACGGCTTCAGCCGATGCTGTTTCGCCTGCAATCTCTTCCAAGACAGGCGGCTTTGCATCGGCAGGCAGTTCTACTTCGCCTGGAATTGCAGGTTTAGCAGTATCGACCGTCTCAGTCGCTGTTGTCTCTGCGGCAGCAGCGGCTTCCAAGCTTTGTAGCTCTGCCTCGTTTTGCGCCAAAAGCTCTGCAACGCCTTTGACCTTTTCGTCAAACGCACGAACTCGCGCACCGGCTTCAGCATCACGAGCAGCGGCAAGTGCGGCAGCCTCAGCTTCCTCTTCGGCCTTAAGGCGACGGTCGCCTAGTTCAGCGTCAATCTGCTGGTTTTCTTTGTTAGACGCATAAGCAGAGATTGTCGCACCCGGCCCAGCACCAAGCGCACCTTGGTACAGCACTTCGCCAAAATCATATTCCTTGCGGTAGCCAATGGTCTTTTCCGCAACCTGTTGCAACTGAGCCGAGCCACCTTCTTGGATTGCTTCCTCAAAGCCTTCCCACGCAGCTAGCTCTGCAATCTCACGAGCCGTCATGCGACGCAAGGCTTCGCCGCCCATCTTCATAGAAGCTGTAGCAAGACGCTTGGCCGCAGAACCGATACCCATCGGAATACCTTCAAGGCTTCCAATAAATAGACCGGCCTTGTACGCATCTTCGGCTTGCTCTGGGGTTGCGCCCATAGCCAACGCCTCGTCGTACATCTGCGCACCCATGCTGAAAGAACCAACAACAGCGGTAGTGCCAACGCTACCAGCCAAACCGCCTGCAATCACTCCAGCAGGGCCAGCCGTTGCCCCGCCAACTGCCGCACCTGCTGTCATGCCGAGTTGGCCCAAACCAAAGAAAGCACCAGCAGAGCCAAACGCGCCAGAGACATCGCCTGAAATTGAGTTAGCTAGGCCAGGTTCGCCTGGCAACGTTTCACGCACCCATTCTTTGGCGGCTCGCATCACGTCATCGACTTGCGAGTCTTTGCCGTAGTCGTCAGCCATTGCCATGCCTTGAATGGCACTTAACGGCACATCTGCAGCACTACGAAGAAAGCTCTGTCCCATGTTGGACAGATAATCCATCGTGCTAAACTCAATCTCGCCGCCAGTTTGCAGGAAATCAAAGTTCGGCAAGTATACGGGAGTGCCGGGTGTTTCTGGCTCCTGTGTTGGCGCAGCAACAGCAGCTTGGGCTGAAGATGCGCCCGATTTAATTACTAAGTTTCCAGCAGCAAGATCGTCAAACAAGCTTTGATACTCGCCAAGAATTGGCTGAGTGCCTGTTAAATCTGACGGCAACACGCCTTGACGACGCAGTTCTTCCTCTTCGGTCTCGCTGTAGTAAACCATGTGCGTTATTCTTGTTTAGCGAACTGAGGGTTCTTAATCCACTTGCCGTTAGGAAGTCCAAGCACATTGTCGGTTTGCAAAAACCGCACATCATAGCCGCTTTCAACTAGCAGCAAGTACATAGCCGCACTAGCCGCTGCTTTTTCTTTGCCAGCAAATGCTTTGCCTGTTTTTGGATCTAACAGTTCTTTGTCAACCAATAGCTTTTTGATTTTGGTTTGAAGCTCTGGGTTAGCTTTAGGAACTGCAAAACCAGCATCATTTTCAAGGAAGTTTTCCTTAGGAATGTCTTGTGCTGACTTAATTGCGCTTGATTCCGTTTTGTCAGTCTTCAACACTACTGTCGGAGCTTGCTTGGCCGCAGGTTGCGCAGGAGTTGCGGGTTTGGCAGCAGACGGCGTTGCCGCAGGTTGCGCAGTTGCTTGCCCACTACGACTAGCTTCAAACGCTTGCTGTTGCTGCACAATAGCCGCTTCGTCGTCTGCACGATATTGCTGTGCAAGGTTTTTGATAAAATCTTGTGGAGTAATTGTCGGAGGTGTCAACGTTTTTTGACCGTTCTCGTCAACAACTTCTTGCCGACCAAGTGCGCGTGCCTTACTTGCGTCATCTAAATTTTCAAATGTTTTTGAAGCCATCTGCACATATTCTGACGGAAGCTTTAGCTTGGGCGCAGCGGCCCTCAATTCTAGCGCAGCACGAGCTTCGATAGCGTCCGTCTTTGCTTTGTTATAGGTATCTACTTCAATTTGTCTGTTTTTAAACGCTTCTTCAAAGCCTACGGCAGGCGCAACAAACTCAGTCCCATCTGTTAGTTTTCGCGCAACCAACCCCTTTGCTGCATTGTCCATTGCAGTATCAAGTTCCTTGCCTTCAACTCCCGCCTTAAGCAAGTTTTGCGCATACACGGTTGCTTGCGTCACATTGGGGTTGTTGGTCTGACGACCCATTTCACGGGTTTGCGCAAGACGCAACGCAGCCGATTGATAGTTGTCAGCCTTAATGTTTTGCTGCGCCACTCCGTCAAGGATGGATTGCTCCATTTTGCGCAAATCGGCAAGCGCGGCTCGAGGATCTTGCGATGCCTCAAGAAGTTGCTGAATCTTAGCAGCAATTTGCGGGTCGTTGACTGGTTGACCAAAGTTGTCTTCAGGCGTGTATGCGCCAGCAGCCATGCGATCTGCAACGCTTGACGCAAAAGCCATCCGGCCTGAGGAATCCAAGTCCTGCAACGCACGGCCTCGCGCCCACTCTCTAAACTTAGTTTGCTGTTCGCCAGACAAGCCTTGCGCAAGCTTTTCAGCAGCAGTTAAACGATCTTCATACTGTTGCGCTAAAGCCTGCTCTTGGGGCGACAATCGCGGCCCCAAAATCAACTGCGCTTCAGAAAGCTTTGAAAAAGTTTGAGCTACAGTAGGGATCTTGCCAAACGGCGTATTTACTGATGCTCCCGTTGCTTTGGCTGCGCCCGACAAAGTTGAGTATGTTTTAGCTTCTCCAGCATACCGACCTAATGCGCCTTGTTGCGCTTGAGTAACCTGTGTGCCCATACCCTCAATTGCGGTTTGTTCAGCGGCTACCTTGCTTCCTAAATCGCGCTGACCCAATTCATAGTTATGTTCATCAATTGCACGCTTTTCCTGCCCTGCTGCTCGAGCGTCTGCGTTTTGTGCAAGAGTAAGTCGATCCTGTTCTACTTGTTTCCTTCCCTCTTCCAATGCCATGCGCAATTGCATTTCTTGCTCTGCAAGATCTACTTTGCGCTTTTCAAAACCTAGCTGCATACCTTGGCTAAGGCCAGCAGCAATACCAGCCATTGCATTGTTGATGCCGCTGTTAGGACGAATGATTAGTGCCATAGCGTTGTGTTCCTAAACTTATTTATTAGCCAGCCTTAGCTTTGTCTTTTCCGTATGTCATTCCATACCCCAACAGCGCACCGCCGATTTGACCTAGGCCAGCCGTCCATGCGTTCGGATCTTGGAACTGAATGTTCGCAGTTGCACCAGCTTGTGCGCCAAGCAACGCCGTGTTCGCGCCTGCGTAGTTCTGGTAGAAGCCCGACATCGCGCCATACGCGCCCGCTTCTGCTGCTGCCTGCGCTTGTGCTAGTTGCCCTTTCATACCAGCAACCGACTCGTCAATACCCATCAGCGTGCGGCTAAGGTCGCTGCTAATGCCGCGTTGTGCGTTATCAAACGCAGTCGTGTTGTACAAACCGCGCTGGGTCATGGACTGCTGCATTGCGCTGCCCATTTGCTTGGACTGATCGTATGCGCCTTGCTTGGCCGACTTGCCGTACATATCGGCAAACTTATTGGCCTTTTCAAAACCCTTTTGCAGCGTGGGCAACACCATTGCTTGCTGCTGACGAGCCGCGCCGTAAAGCCAATCTTGATCCTTTTTGGCTTGGCCGTACAGCTTCATCATGTTCTTCATTTGCTTTTTTGCAGGGTCGTTGCTGCTGCCAAGCAAACCACCCAAAATGCTGCCACCAGCACTAATTAAACCTGCTCCAATAATCGGATCCATTAGTATCGCTCCTCGTCGTTTAGGATTTCGTTGCCTTCCACTACCGCCGTTCCGTGGACAAACGAGCAGCCGTAAAGCTGTGCGTCCCCTCGAACGATGGCTGATTCGTACACGCGGCTCTCGCCGTCGATTCTAGCGTTTCCTTCGATGACTGCTAGATCAAACACTTGCGCTTCGTGACAGATGTATGCGTTGCCGCAAACATGGCTGTTGCCGTAAACCCAAGCTCGGTCAACGACCCATGCGTTGCCGTACACAAGCGCGTCAGGGCCAATGTAGACGGTGTCGTCGTAGACCACGGTGTCAGCAATCCAGCCCCCGCCGTTGGCGTGCTGGTGGGCCGGTACAGGGCCGTTGCCGTCACCGAAGTCATAGGTGGTCATCGCTCAGTCACCACGACATGGCCCGTCAGCGTGACCGCCGAGGAGCTGGTGTTCTTGATGAAGGGGATGATGACCGACCCCGTGTAGATGCGGATGCCAGGGTCGCTGTACTTACTGGGCGTAGCAACATTGACCTGCGTGCATGACAGCAAGGTCAAGGGTCGAGCCACAATCAGCGACACCGCGCCAGCAACCAAGCTCGTGCCCAATGTAATCGACTGGATGCTGCGCACGCCCTTGTCGCCTGCCGCTAGCTGGAACCAGACCACCGTACCTAGCACAGGGCTAGGAGGGATCTGGTCGCCTGCAACGGCTAGGAGCGTGGCTGTGCGACCTGCTGTGCCTGCGCTGTTGGTGTAGCTGACCGTGCTGCCGCTAATCGCTGCTGCGTTCGTATTGGCCGTAGTGGTCAGCAGGCCGATGACATAGCCCTCGCCGTTCGTGCTGCCGTTCAGGTCACGAGCAGGGAAGGTGGGTGAAGTGATGGCCTGTGCCGTGGTCGTTGTCACCACGATGCCTGTGTTCACCCACACAACATCCGCCAGCATGATGGTGCAGAGCGTGGTCGTGGTCGCTGCCGTCTCGGTGATGTACAGAGAGCCGGTAGGTGTCCACAACTGCAATGCGCCGTTGTCCGCAGCGGTTGTGCCGTCCGTCGCTCGACCGTTCAGGCCCGGCGTGCCGGGTGACCACGCGCCTGTGAAGCCTGCGTCCTTGCCGAACGAGTACCAGTACGCCGTGCCCTCGGTCGCCGTGCCCACCTTGTTGATCGGGATCACACGACCCGTCACGCCCACATTGACGGGGCTGTTCACCTTCTTGTCGCCCGTTGCGTCGTACACGCACCACTCGCTGCCGTCGTTCCATTGCAGCGACTCGCCAGCCATAAGCGTAGCCTTGAACAGGCAGTACTCCGTGCCGCTGACATCCTTCTTCACGGTCACGGTGTTGGTCGTGGTCGCATGACGGTTGAACACCGAGATCGACTTCACGCCGCGCTGCGTGCTGGCCGCAGGGGCAGCAACGATAACGGTAGTCGTCGCCGTGTTGATCGTGCCGTGCCCATCGCCTGGGGTAAACACCGTAGTCGTCGCGTCTACCCACGACACCGCATAGTCGATGTCAGCCGTCGAGCTAGTCGTGAGGTCAATAGACTTGGTCGTTGCGTCGAGTGTGATTGCCATCAGAAGCTCCCAAACGAGGCAATGGTTAGCGCGTTGGCTTGGCTTAGACCGCCACCGCCGCCACCGCCAGGCGCGGCCCATGTGCCGTCTGCGCGAAGGAAGTTAGTCGTACCGCCGCCGCTTAGAGGCGTAAGGCCAGCATCCGTATCCGTAAACAAAGGAAGCGTTACATCCGTACCCGTGCTGCTCGTAAGTTCGCGGGTAGCCGCCGTGTAGCCAAGATCGGTACTAACCGTGCCCCAAGTACCATCGCCAAGTAGGGCTTCAGTAGCGACACCAGAGAGCTTTGGAAGCAGTCCATGGGCAGTAGTTGAGCTATCTAGACTTGTAGTGTCTGTCGGGGGCGCGCATTCATCTAAACGCGGCAGCGGGTACGCAGGAACGCGATACGCGCCATCGCCGGATAGGAATTTCGTCGTGCTACCGTCCAACGCAGGCATAAGACCTGCGCGGCCCGAAGTAGCCACAGGAATGTTGGCAGCAAGTTTTCCATTAGATGTTTTAAGCGTGCTGTCCGTTTGCAGCGTCAGCGTCAGCGGACTGTTGTTGGTAACCGTAAGCGGCGGCGCAATATTTAATACAAGGTTGCCATTGCTATCTAGCGTAAAAGCTCCAGCAAGACCAAGCGTGATTTGTCCACGCTCGTTCAGCGTAATCGGCGCGGCTACAGTTTCGTCCGTGGTCAGCGAGTTGCGCCGCTGACGCTGAGGGTCGATATTGCGAGCTTGCCCAGATAGGCCAATACGCTTCGGATCAGGCATTACGCTTCCTTCCGGCGGGGAACGCATCTAGCCGCATAGACTCAAGCGACCACCGCGTGAACGCATTAGCTTGCTGTAGCTCGACCCACACGAATGCGCCTCGCGCACGCACGAGGTGAATCGGGTTGCGCCCAGGCACAAACTGACCGCTTGCCACAGGCTCACCGCGCTCGTCCGGCGTTGTGCTTGCGTACAGCTTGTAGTTGACCGCACCCTGCTTTGCCATGACGGCGGCAAGGTTAGTGATGCGCGAATCAAACTCGCTGTCGTCAGGCGCGACAGGGCCGATGACTACTTTGCTTTCGACAATCTGGCCGTCGTCGCTAGTGGCGTTTTTGTCCCACTTAACTACGCTGGCATCGTAAGTGCCAATAAGCAGACAGCGGTCGTCAGCAGCATCGCCGTCAACGATAACTGCGGCAGACGGCTGCTTGGTCACATGGAACTTGTCCTCGTACCATGCGCCCGCCTTGCGCTCCCAAAAGTAGTGCTTGGTTTGGGTAGCTGTGTCGGTAAACGGCATCAGCAGCAAATGCAAACCATCGTCGTATGTGTTCCAGAACATCTCGACATAGAACTGCGACAAGTTGACCTCGGTCAAACGCCGCTCAATAGTCGGTTGCGTCATAGACACAGGGATGCCGCCTGGCTTCATCATGTACACGCCGCCGCGTGAACCAAAGAAGTACAGCGTGCCTTCGGGGTCTTTGGCCCACGAGCGGCCAAACGCAACGCCGGTGACATCGCTGACGAGATCAAACACGCCGCCAGCCATCGGGTCGCCGCGCATCATCCACAGCGACGAATCGCAGCCAAACAGCAACAAGTCGTCGTTGTACGGGATCAGACTGTTAATCAAGTCAGGGCACAATCCAGCGCGTGCGTTGTTGCCGCTGATAGCTTGCGTAGCGGTCTGTACCGGCGGGAAAGTATCCCAGCCGTTTGGATTGCCTTGCTCGCTCATGTGCCAGTTGTGCGGGTCATCCGCACCACGGGCTAGCACGGCGCGTCCACGCCAATTGGTTAACAGCTTGCAGCGGTTCGGAAGCGTGCCTGCGTCTGTTGCTTGCCACTCAGACACAATGTCGTTGCGCGGGTCGTACACGCGATACGACAAGCCGTCAGTAAGATAAATCTTACCAAACAAAACTGCGCTGTCGATGTACGGTGCGCCTGCATCTAATTGAGGCGGTTGCAAACTTGCAACATTTGTTGGCGATGACACTCCAGCAGAAGTAATTTTCTTTACTGCGCCTCCGCTAATAGCAATTAAAACTTGTGCGCGAGGAGATGGATTACTAATTGCATTTGCGCTTTCTACCAACTCGTATCGCTCAACAGTTGTTTCGTCGCCAACTGCGTCTTTAAGCAAATAAACATTTTCTGCACGCGGGTAAGTGTTTACATCAAGCGGATCCGGCGTTGCAGGAAAGTCATCTGTCGGTTGGTTGCCAATGCGATATGCCGGAGAAATTTTTTCTGGAGCAGCTTGATTTACTAAAGAATCGCTTTCTTTGCTTAAAATTGGGACTAAAGTAATGGTAGGATTAAATTCAGTTGATTCATACCCATACACAGTAAATCCATTTTTTAACGGCAATGTAGGTTCAACATAATCGCCATTATAATCTGCGTACCACGGATAGTAAGCATTGCCAAAAGAATCCAAAGACAATTTTGGCATACATTCGTTTTGGCCGAAATTAGTTGGAGCTAAACGCTCAACTTTACTAGTTGACGACCATTGTTGTGTTGGATTACCAGCTCCGTTTAGCTCCAAAGAAAGTCTATTTGCAAGTGGGCCTGAAGATGTTACATCCGCCAAAACAAATACACTATTTTTATAGAATTTTGTTTGTACGCCGCCAGCGGTGCTAATCCATTTTGTTTCGCCGTCAATTGAATTTAAAACACCAGTATATGGCGATACGCTATCTAATCTTAAAACATATGAACTAGTTGCGTCTTCGCTGATGACTGGGCCATTTGCAAAATTGTACGAGTGCGCAAAGTTACCAGGGTTATATGTTTGTTCCATGCCTAAAATAGGCGCAACATAAGCACCGCTAGGCAGTAACTGTTGAATGCCATATTTCCAAGCTAAATAACCTTCAATTTTTTCGCATAGGGTATCGGTGTTAAAAACATACGGAGCCGCTGCACTATACAATGCAACCGGATTTACAGTCCAAGTGCCTGTGTTTACTCCAATGTTAGTAAGATTGCCTAATAACACTCCGTTTGCCGGAAATGAATTAGCTAGATTTTGCCGATTAACTACAGTATCTTGCGAAACAAGCGGAACAATAACGCCGTTTGGCGATTGAGCTACATCTCCGCGTTGAAAACGCAACGCAGCGTCAGGTGCATTGCCAGTACGAAGCGCAAACCATCCGGCAGCGTCACTAACAAAAGTATTTGATGCCGTATAAGGACTGCCAATATCGAAGGCAGTTTGATATACAGTAGGGGAAATTGTAATTGCCGGATAACCTTCATTAATTTGGCTAACACTAAAAGTATGCGTGCTTGTTTTTGATGCCAAGCCTAGTGTACGCGGATAAGGAGGAACATAAGTTTGATCAATGTTGTGTACAGTAATAATTTCTGCAATTTCTCCTTGGAACCAATTTGTTGAAGTACTTGATTGAACACTTAACCCAGATGCGTTGCTAGGCCGACCCAAATAAAAACCTGCGTCGGCAGTTAAGCTCATGCCTACCCAACGATCAATTGGCTTACCGTTAAATCTAAAGCAACAAGGTGCGGTTTCGTCTTTGCCTGAATAAATTAATGTTAAAATAGATGCTTTGTTGCTGCTATCAAGTGTAGCCATTGCAGGCAATCTATATTTACCTGCGCCAACCATGCTTGTCCGCGCACCGCTTTGCGTTAAAGACGGCTGCGGCTGATAATTTACAGTATGATAATGAATATAACCGTTTGGAAGTTGCTCCAAAAATGCCCACGATGGTGAGCAATCTGGAGAAGCAAAAACACATACTTTATCGCTGCTTACATTGTTTGTGCTTGCTACTCTTAAATCTTGAGCTTTGTGAATAGTAACATTAATGTCATGTTTTTCGGTACTAGTAGTATCAACGCCAAACAAATACATACCGTTGACAATCGGATTGTCTTCCGTGGCAACCTTAGGTCTAAAAACAATATGAATTGCCCATTTTGCATTTTCATAATTAGGGTACGCAGATGCAGAAGCAGAAGTTGATGCAGCACTAGTTGGGTGATTACCCTGCGTATACAGTTGCGCTGCACCGTCAAAATAAAAACATGGCTTGCCACCAAAGGCTGTCTTTTTAAATTGCGGCCCGTTTTCCAAGAGCGTGTGCGCTAAATCTCTGCCATTGCCGCTTTTGTCTAACCAAGCATCAATTCTAGAATTTTCAGTTAAATAGCTATAATCGCCTGCATCGTACCATGACCACAATTTGTCAGAAGGAATTTCTGCTGGAGTCCAAGAAACAAATGACTTACGAAAATCTGGATATAGATCCGAGTCCCGTTGCGATCTTTTTAAACTGCGTGGTGACGCAAACGCTACATTGCCGTTTTCATTTACATCAATATCGCAAGCTGGATAAGGTAGTTGACGACGATATGCCTCTTCTAGGCCAGTCGTATAAATGTCGCTGTAAGCAACACCATATCCGTTTTCTAGTAACGGATCATTAGCGCAAGCGTACAGCAATCCATTTTTTAAAGTTAATTGTTCAATTGTTAGATTAGGGCTAAAGCTATATTCAAGCGAAGGCGATGTGCCAGTTTCTGTCTCTTTGTAGCACCAAATTTTAGATTTACCAAGGCTTTGCGTGTTAGCAAGCGCAGAAGATGCCGTTGTCAAAGATAACGGATTTTTATGACCTGTAGCAACCCATAAATATCCAAAGCCGTCTACAGCTAAACCTCTAAGATGTAAATTGTTATCTGTAATTGCTGGTGTTAATGTGTAAATTAATACACCGTTTTTGTTCCATTTTTGAACAGAACGGCCTGAGTCAATTACATAAACATTTTCTTTGTTATCTACAACTGCATATGTACTTGGTTGATTGCTGCCATTTGTTTCATCCCACATCAATTTTAGGTTGGCCGCAGACAACGGCACATACCGCAGTTGACGGTTGTCGTACACAACCTTCTCAAACCGCTTGATACGCGCATCCATCGTTTCCACGGTAAACTTTGTAAGACCGCTTCGTTGCGCGCCGCGAATGCGTCCTGTGATGGGGTCTTGACCCCGCACATTGATTGCTTCGTTTGTAGTTCCGCTGGGCTGCTTGGACTGCGCGACATTGTCGTTTAGTCCACCAAGCGGAAACTGTAGCTCAAAGTTTGCCATGGGTTACTGCGGGCGGTAGAACGCTGTCATTGAAGTAACACCACCCCCGCCTGCAAATCGAATGTGAAACCCGCCAGGCATAAATACACCTGCATCGCCACCAAGGTCAAACGAATGAGTCCCTTGACTTGGAGCCGCAAAGCTAAAGACAGCTAAACCGTTAGCTAGGTGAACTGAACAAGTATTTCCTGTTGCTGTTGCGGTAAATTTTACGGTCTGAAGAATTGCATTGCGGTAACTTGTTTTAAAAACAGAGCTTGCATAAGTCGCCGTGTTTCCGCCAATGCCATCTGTGGGATATGCGTCGGTAGCGGCAACTGTTTGCGTTACCCAGTTACACGGTTGATTTTCGTAGATGTTTTCGGCCATGACTCAGATTTCAGGGTGTGGGGTTTCCAACGGTGTAGGGAGAAGCCGGAACGCCAGGGAGGTAGGTTCCCACGGCACTCAGACCAGTTTGCAGCGGAGGCCCGTATTGGTGTTGGATCATACCATCGCGCTCTGCGCAAGTAAGGAACAGCACGCCGGTGTACAAAGCCTGCAATCGCGTGTCGAGCGATGCCTGATCTTCTTCCTCGTAGCCTCGGGCGAAGGCGCGGAGGATCTGGATGTACAGCGGCTCAAGGTATTCGGGGATGTTGATTTGCGAGGACTCGTCTAGGTTGAGCGGAGGAGTCCAGCCAGAGCGGTAGTAGATGGTTAGGGCTTGGTTGTCGGTGCTTACCGGCGTGGGGTAAAGCTCAAGAATCGGAATGGGCGCACCGCCTGTCGGATTAGCTCGGCTCACAAGCGCAACCCAAGTCATGGCGAGGCCCACTCCGATATTGTGGGAGCGCAGCCGCGAGATCTCGTTAATGGAGGTGATGCGGACGCGATTAACGAGTCCCTGCGTGAACTGGATGGAAATAACATCGCGCAGGTCGGACGGGCAGGTCGAATACGACTGGCCGCTTGTAAAGCCGATATACGCGGATTGACGCTCTAGCCACTTCCACTCGTGCATGGTGCAGAGGAATTGGCCCGCTTGATTGATGACCGTCATGGGGTCAATCGTCTGCGAAGGCAAGGCGTTGCCTAGCGTGTGGCGGATGTGATCTACGCAGCGGGCGGCGGTTAGCGTCATGGTGTGCGGTGGGGTGTGGGGGAGACGGTCGCGCCGCCTCCCCCGACGAGTTAGTTACTCAGCGAACGGTTGCCATGCCCCAATAGTCAACGGCGCATTTAGAAAGGACAGTTGTGCTTGTTCCACAACCCAAACCCATTGCATAAACGCCGCTACTTGAAGCACCTGATGTTTTAAGGCAATCCAAGGTAATTTCACCAACTTTTACGCTGTCAACATAAAACTGATGCTTAATACCATCAGTAATAATGCCCAAAGCATAAAAAGTTGCAGCCGTCATAGGTGCGACATTAGCCCACGCAACTGTAGTAGCATCATTGCGTGCGCCAATTTGGATAAAACCGTTATAAAAACGGAAACCAATACCTTGCGCCTGCGTGATGGAAACTGCCGTAGTTCCGTTAGACCAAAGCCCCCATACAGCATAATGCGTTGCCGTTGAACCCGCGCTGCGAACGCGAGCAAAGCACGACAACGGCTTGCCAGGCAGCAAATGTTGAATTCCGCGACAGCGAACCAACATTTCGTCGCTTGCAGCAGCCCCAGATGTAAGGCTGTACACACCGTTGGTATCACCGGTGCTTGCAACATAACTACCAGCAGCAACGGCAGTTCCCGTGGCGGTCAAGTCATACGGCAAAACCGTCGTACTAACGCCAGTCGGAACTCCTTCAAAAAAGTCATCCCACATTCCTACGGAAATTGGCATTGCCCCCGGAAGCTCTGTGCTAGCTCCAGTCGGCAAACCAATTTGAGGAAATTGAGTAGTTTGCGAAAACAACATAGTTGATTTTTCCTTTCGATCAGTAGGCCGAGTAGACCTGAGCCGGGGACAAAGTGGTGGACGGGAAGGTTCCCGCAACAGTACCCGGCGTGATGATCGCGTGGGTGTGGCGTGCCGTGCAGACATTGTTGAAGTAGCTGTTGATGTAAACAGTCTTCGTAAACGGCTGGTTGAACGGCGACATCGGCGGCTTGCGCACAAAGTACTTGTCCTTGTGGAAAACCGTCTTGAGGTACTTGGCGTTGAGCAAGTAGTAGCGCGGGCCGCGACCAGAGGCGTTAGTATCACCTTCGGACACCAAAGCCGAACCAGTCGTGTACAGCGGCGCGGCATCCAATTGCGGGACATACACCAGTTCCATACCGGCGTACATCGGGCCGTTGAAAGCCGAGTCGGGGCTGGTGCGGTTGGTGTACCAGTCCTGACCTTGGCGCAGCAGGTCGGTCATCACGAGAAGACCCTTCTTCGTGGTGAACGCGGCGATGCTGTTCCAAGTGTTCGGCTCGAAGTACGCTTCCTTACCAGCGGGCGGGCGGAAGTTCAACTGCAAGAACGCATCGTCCATTGCGTTGATGACATTTCGCGCACCGGCAGTCGGCTTGACAGCGGGGCTGTCGTAGCCAATCACACGGTTACGCCACTTGGTCTTGCCAGCAGCGGTCGGGCTGATGGTTTCAACGGTGGTAAACGCGCCTGTGCCGCCGACATCGTTAAACAAACCGTTGGCCGCTTCGTTAATGAACGCCGGAATGCTGTAAGGCTCCTTGCCAGCAGCGGCTTCCATCGTCGAAGCGTTCGGAACCGCCCACCACTTCGTTTCCATGCCGTTGCAGATCGAGGTCTGCACGCGCATTTCCAGCTTGGTGAGGAGCGATTTGTATTGCATGAAGCGCGAGTCGTCGGTGTACGACGAACCAGCGTTCAACGCTTCTTCTTCTTCCGTCCAGCTATAGCTGTCAACGGCAAAACGCCAGGGCGACGACCAGCGCGTGAGCACTTGGGGCATCGTCGGCGTTTGGGGGTCGTTGGGCTGATACATCGAGAAGGTGTTAGCTTCGTCGAACATCAGTTCGTCACGGATTTCGGAGCCGCCTTGGACAACTTCCGAGTAATCCTTGCCGCGCACGAAGCGCGCCCACGAGTAGTTTTGGAGTTGAGCGGCGTTGACAAACTTTTCCGGCCCCGTGAGGAGCAACGGGCCAGTTGCCTCTGCCCAGTCAGCAAAGGAGACAATAGCAGGCATTTTTCAGTCCTTGTTTTTGTTAGTAACCATCGACGCGACGACGGGCCTCAGCACCATTCAGTCCTTCGTTGGACATGAGGTGGAAGATAGCGCGATCACGGGACATACCGTTAATTTCGGTAGACCCGCTCCTCTTGGGAACTGATGCTTGGCCTGCGTTACGCTTCTGGTCTGTTTGGATTCTTTGCGCTTTCACTCGGTTCTGGATTGCATCGCGCAACACAACTTGAGCGGCATCACGCATAGCTGACTCTGTCCGTTCTTGGAGGTCGTCAATGTCTGCGTATGCGCCGCTTTCAGCCATGCGTTGCATGGTGGCAATCACATTCCCAAATGTTTCCTTTTCGCGAAGCTCGGGATAATCAGCGGCAAGCTGCGTGCGTGCGTTTGCCAACAACATTTGCGTGGACAGACCAGCAGCAATTTGGACTTGTTGTTCCATTTGCTGATAGCGTTCAGACAAAGGTTTGGTGGCACTTTGCAGCGCAGATGCAAACGCTTCTTCAGCTTCGTCGCCTAGCATGAAGGTGTCAGCGAGTTGCTTTGCGGCCTGACGGATGTAAGCCTGCTCGGGTTGCTCTGCTGCTTTTGCCTGCTTAGTGGCCCGCTCAGAGTCCGTGCGTTGGTTATCCTGTTTCGGCTCGACTTGCTTCTCGGAACTACCCTTCTTTAGGGCGGCGAATTCCTGAGCCATTCTGTCGGTTTCGCTTTGCACTTTGGCAAGTTGGCGACCCCACTTGAGTTTGACCTCGTCGGGCAAACCCTCCAGAATGTCCTTAGGAACCTTGGCGCGGCGCAGGGCGGTAAGGGCGCGTTCTTGCGCCTTCGCGTCTGTGCCATCGACTTCCGGCTCCCTATCGTCATCGGATTCACTACTTTCAGCAGCTTCGGCTTTGGCCGTCGTTTCCTTCGGTTCCTCAGCCTGCTTGCTCTTGACGAACTTGCCATCTTCGTTGCGCGTTTGCGCTGAAGATTGCTCTTTTTTGGTCGCTGCTTCCTTGGTCTTAGCCAGCGCAGCTTCCTTCAACGACTCTTGCTCCTGCATTTTGGTAGCAAGGGAGTCGTAGACCTCGCGGGCGTGCGCTTCTGCGCTCGGATCCACGGGTGACTTCAGACCCGCCATCGGGGCGGTCGGTTGTTGTTTAACTTCAGTTTCCGTATTCATACTTGTACCCCGTTTTAGCTGTAAATTCGCGGATCTCTCTCATGCTGCGGAATGCAGGCTTGCCCGTCCCAGGTTCGTGGTGCGGCGCGTCTGGATGCCAGCGCGGCAACGAGTGCGAGACAAAGTGAGGCTCGAAGATGCGAGCTTCGGGCAGGTTAGAGGAGATGATGCGCCGGTAGCTTTTGCCACCTTGTTTAATCAACTTGCCGATCTTTGGTGCTTTCGTCATCGGGTACTCCCGCGTGATGATCTCACCATCGTCAGCTTGGAATTCGTATTGAGCCATTACGAACCGCCGCTTGGTTTACCTTGGGTTTTAGACTTAGTCGGGTTTACACCCGCGCCAACTGCTTTCCCGAAGCCTTGGTTTTGTGCCAGCTTCGGTGCATTACGAACGGGTTCCGGCTGACCACCGCCAGGTCGGCCACCCTGCTGTCCGGCTGCACCGCCAGACATCATTGACAACTCCATGTTCATCTGCGCCATCTCGGCGGCAGCTTCTAGGTTCAGATACTGGTCGAGGTCAGGCATGTTGAAGGCTTCGCCCCAACGCTTGAACCACGACTTCCAATCCCAGAAGGGGATCGCCATAACGGCGGGCAGCATCTGCATAACAGCGTTGCTTGCCGCAATCATCTTCTGCACTTCGCTGCCGTCATTACGCACAGCGTCGATGTGAATCTCTAGGTCGTCGAAGCTCATGCCCGAACCTTCTTCGTCGGTGTCGGTAAGCTGACCTAGCATCTGGATCATCGCATCGCCCTGCTCACGCGGCATATAGCCAGCCTTCACAGCGCGGCGCACGCCCTCGGCCATTTGTTCCGGCGACTGACCGCCGACAAACACGCCGTATTCGCGACCAAGCGGCAGCACGCTGCGCTCGTCTTGGTCGAAGTACCACAGCACGCTGCGGAACAGACGCTTCTCAAACTCCATGAACTTCATGTCCACGAAGCCGGTGAGTGCGCTGCTTGCCTGTGCAGCAATGGCGTTCTCAGTAGCCGTGCCCGCGCCACTCACTTGGCCGCGCACAGCGTCACCCATAGCAAGGTTGCGGTCTACGCGACCACGCAACTCAAACTCGCGCATCTGCGCGTCTTGGGATGCGCCGCCAACCTCGATCTCGATGACTTTGTTTTTCTCGATGCCGCTAACTGCAACGATGTCACCATCCGGCGCATTAGCCAGCTTGTTGATCATCGAGGGCTTGAGGCCGTCTACGAGCGCAAGCGTCTTGCGGCGTTGCGCAGCGTTGTTGTTAGCGCGAGCTTGGTTGTTTAGCTCTTGGATCTGGCCTTCGTTCGCCGTGAGCGCAGATAGCGGCGCAGACTCATCCGGTACGGTGTACTGACCGCCAACAACATACGGCCCCCAACGCGGTCCATAGAACGGACGAGGATCGCGAAGGAAAGTAGCTTGGCCTTTGCCGTCCTCACTGGCCCACGCAACGGTGAAGATCGTGCCGTGGTAGCGCGTCTTCTCTTCCTTTGACATTCCTTCCCAGAACTTGTCGTCCTCGGGGAGGTTGTACTCGGGAACCCAGATCTCAAAGTAGATGATCTCGTTGCGCGACGGCGTTTCGCCATGTTCGTACTTGTTGCGAACACCTTTAGCGTCGATGTCGGTCGGAATCTGCGAGATGTTCTCTGTGATCCAACCGGTGTCCTTGTCCTTCGCGTCCTCAAGGAGGTCGTCCTTGTCGCGAATCATGACATGGAACATGTACCGCGCTTCTTCGATGGACAGCGCAATGGGATCCCAACCGAAACGGCGCGGCGACAAACGCACGGCCTTCGGGGTCATAACAGGGTCTTCGGCCTGCTCAAAGCCAGTACGCGGCGACTGATGCACAACCGCGACGGCCCAAGCAAAACAGAAGTCCGTGCCGAGCTTCTCGCGCTCGCGCTGGTAGTTGGTGTCTAGAATCCAGCGGTTGCCTGCGTCCTCAAGTGCCTGCACACGCGCTTGGTCACGCGCCGTGGACAGGCGGATCTTCGGCTCAATGGCCGTCAGACGCGCTACCGTGTGCGCTACATACGAGTAGTAGTAGTTCTCGGGGAAGTACTCCTCTTTGCCAGAGAAGCGACCGTAGAACGGCGAGGCGTAGCGTTGGACTTGACGGCCAAACCACTCGCGGTGCTTCTCGCAATAGCGTTGCGCGGCCTGCACTTCGTCGTACAGATTTTGTGCAGTTACCTTAAGCATTGCTCATTTCCCATTTTTCGTGATCTAGCAGTTGTCCTAAGGATCCACCTTCGTACTTCGGCTTGTACTCGACCTCTTTGCCAAGGTCGCGCTCCCACGAGAAGGTACACGCCCCGCGCATAGCGTCACAGCCGTGGTCAATACAGCCGGGGTCGGGCGTGTCGCGGTTCAGCTTGCCGTCCTCGACAAGCGGATACACATACGCCGGAATTTCCATTTCAGTACACCACGGCTTACCTTCGCTTTCTAGCCGCGTGTCCTTGTATTTCGTCGCGTTGCGCAGCAGGTACAAGCCAAAAGTGCCATCCCCGCGCCGCTTGAAGCGCACGCGCACTTGGTCGATGCCTGCCTTCTCGCCGCCAGGGCCGCGATGCTTATCCCATTGGCGCACGATACGCGCCATGCCGTGACGATCCAGCCAACGGTTGAGGTTAGAGATGAACGCCGGATCGTGGTCAGTCACGATAGCGGCCATCTCAAACTCTTGGTTGACCTCGACGATAGCCTTAGCCCATTGGTCGTGATCCCAATGACGCTTGTAGATCTCGACTAAGCGGTACATCCGGTTCTCGGAGTCCACGCCCCAGCATTGGAAGACACCTGGGGCATCAAATCCAATATCCTGTGCGCCAAGGAACCACTTGATGTGGACTGGCTTGTCGAGGTTGGGCGACACGAGGAACCACTCCCCGTTTTGCTTTTCTACTTGGCCGTCGATCACATGGTGATGCGGCTCGTAGTTTTCCCACACTTGGCCTTCTGCGCTGACCCACTTACCGTAGTACAGACGCTGCAAGCGCACGCCGGACAAGCTGTTTTTGAGACGGCCAAGGTACTCTGCGCCGTCAGTTGTCCACGACTTTGTATCGTGCTTGTACCACTTAGGGTTGTCCCAGAAGCGTCCGACGATGCGGCGAGCCTTGCCCTGCAAGCAACGCTGGTTAGCCCAATGGTACTCGTCTTCTGGGTTACAGTCGCCAATAAGCACGCGGAACGGCGTTCCCGAACGGCGCAAAGCGCGGTGTAGTGACTCCCACTTAGCAAGCGTCGTTTCCTGACACTCGTTGAAGAAGATCACATTGTATTGCGTCGAGAACAGCTTCGTGGGGTTGTCGAAGCCGCCTAGGATCACCTCCCCGCCCAACTGAGGATGCTTATACGACTGCCGATGCTCTCGCGAAGGACCACCGACGATAGCCGGATGGTCAACGCCAAGAACTTCGTTTTCCCAGATGTCTAAGAACGATTCGTTCAGCGACACGCGGGTTTCGCGCAACACGAGAATCTTGCATTGCGGATAGGTGTTGCACATCGCCTTGATCCACTCACCCATCAAGCGCGACTTGCCACAGCCTGCCACACCCTCGTAAATGGCTTCCATCGGCGGCTTGACGCTGCCGTTTAGCCATCCAAAAAGCTGATTCGCGCCCTCACCGTAGGCGTGAAACTGCTCCTTTTTTACGGGGATTTGTGCTTCTTCGATCACGATAGCTGCGGCAAGATGGTTACCACCTTGTTCACATATAAGAATGTCCAGTCTTGCGCACCCTGCGATGCCAATTTGAACTCCAAGCGATAGGTATGTCCACCAATTAATGAAATACCTAGGCCTAAGGCAGTTACTTCAAGTCGGTGCTTAAAGTTCCAACCAAGTGCGTCCTGCGACCAACCGTATGTAGTTTGCAGCGAATTTGAAATGACCTGTCCAATCGGCAGCGCGGCTACGGTATAGACTGCGGTGGTTGACTGCGTGGACAGGTCATATACCTTGAGTTGGATGCTAGCAATGTCGCCCATAACAATAGGCTGTTGCTGCGGGTTAACAACGCGAGCAAGCGTAAAAATATCTTCGTTTTGATTTTGCGTTGCGACGATCATTGCACAACTCCGCTGCCGTAGACTTGGCGACCGACAAGAATTTGACCTTTAAACGGCAACTCAGTTACATCCGGCGCATCGCTAATGATGTACAGCGTTACAGAATCTTCGCCCTCGTTAGGCGGCGAGTCTGTATCGCGGCAAGTAGCGCGAATCGTGTGCGTGCCTGGTAACAAACCATTAAGCACAAAGGTCTGACCCTCATACAGCACGCCGGTAGTGGTATTGCTATACCACTTGATGCTGCTGGTCAAATCGCCATCAACCGTGTCAACTGCCGTAGCGTTAAACTTAACAGCAGAACCTGCGGGATATGATGTTCCCGTTTCAGGCGACAAAATTGTCACCGTAGGTGGCGTAGCAACATTGGTTACCGTTACTGTTACGGTGTCAGTTGAGGTGTTCGGCGGGTTGCTAAATGTTGCCGTAATTGTGTGTACACCTACAGCCAAATCTGTCAGCGTTGCCCCTGCGCCAGTAAACAAATCACCAGTAAGACTGCTAGTCCACACAACAGTTGCGGCAGACGCAGGATTACCATCTAGCGTGCAACTTGCTTCTAGCGTTACGACATCGCCTGTGTCTACAGAAATTGGTGCGGCAGGCGAGGTAATTGTTACAACAGGCACAGCAGCAAGCGGCACAGGCTCTACTTGCGTGACATACCACCACGGAATAGTCACCGTGCCAGATACGCCCACAACCGGCACTTCGCCCGTAGGCGGCGCGGCATCAGGCGAGTTAGTAATCTCGCGGTTAGTACCACCTACATCGCGAACATTTAGACGATTGTTGACATTGGGCGCGATGTTGACCATCGACCCACCGCTAGTGCGCACGCGAAAGCGTGTAAAAGGCACTAGTTAAGTACCTCCCAAATGGCGGCGTGCAAAGTGATGTACTCGTTAACAGCAGCAGCAGTTGCGTTGCTAAATCCCATTTCAACGCGAATCTTTTTAGATGCGTCTGCGTTAGTCGTGTTAATTGTTGAAGGCGAAAAGAATCCAGCAGCCAAATAGTTGCCCATGGCAATACCTGCACCGCCAAAGTCACGCAGTTGCGCAAGTTCTAGTGCGCCGTAATAACCGCTGTTTGTTGCGCCGTCACCAAAAAACACAAGTGTGCCTTTCACAACAAACTCGTAAATTGTGCCAATTGTTAAAGTGCTTGCTGATTGAATGTTCTGCATCAGCAACGCAGGCCCACTAGCACTATCAAGATAAAATTGAATATTTAAATTTCTAGCAACGGCATTACATTTTGCACCGCCAATTAAAGTAAAACGAACAACTTTGCCGTTTAATGCGCCTGTAGATGTTCCGCTTGGATCCTTAACTTTTGCGCAGTCTGGCAGCGTGTTAAAAGCAAAATTGCTAGTTGTTGTAGTTGGAATAGTAAAATTAGCAAATGGCTGCGTGGTGCTATTTACTGGCAACACAGGCACAGTTGCAGATGTCAACTTGTACCCAGCAGTATCCGCTGGTGCAGGGCAATCTACTTGAACAACCCTTGCTCGCTCCGCCCAAGCAGCAGTTCCATTAGATCCAGCGGCAGTTGCATTGCTTTTTAAAACGCGACTGCTAATGCCAAATCCCAAAAAACCTTGACGATTTGCTAGATCAGCAATACGGTCTTGGCTAAACGATCCGGTTGCAATAGCCGTCGCGTCTAAAGCACCGCCAGAAGTAGCTCCAAGATGCGCGTGTTGCGCATTTGTAAAGCCAGTTGAACTAATTGTCGGCGTAGTCAGCGTTTTATTGTCAAGTGTTTGCGTGCCGGTAGTGCCAACCGCAATGCCGTTGCCTTGAACATATACATTGCCGCTGCCTTTAGCTTGTACACGCAAGTCAGCGTCAGTTGCGCTGCTAACCGCACTAACAATTGCACCGTTTCCAGCCGCCTGCGTAGTCAGCTTGACTGCATCGTAATCCGAAGTCGTGCCCGTAGAAGCAAGGTCAAGCACCCGCGCAGGCGTAGCACCTACAGCCAACAGCCGCGACGCTACCGTAGTCGGGTCTAGCGTCTTATCCACCAAAGTCTGCGCACCAGAGGTGTACACCACGGTACTCGGCAAATGCGCCGTACCTACCGTGTCACCAGCCACAAACTCTCGGATCTCGTTCGGGCCAGTCGTCAGCTTTAGCGGGATTTTGTCAGCCATAGTTTGTTACTGAACAGAACTTCCGGCCAAGGTTAGGCTTACTGAGTTTTGGCGTCCACTTAAAGCGTTAGACATCCAAGTAAACACGCGCTCGGTGTTTGCATTCGTCCAGCTAGCATCAAACGTGTCAAATGCCACCATGTGGTTCATGTTGGTCATTTGCAATGCAGTTTGTAGGGCAGCGTACTGTTGAACGTCGTGCGGATCGGTGTACGGTTTAGCAGCAACACGCTCAACAATAATGTTGGTCATGTCACCGGCCCATTGACGAGGGTAAATCACAAAGTTGATGCTAGTTGCAGTAGTTGAACCGCGTTGCATACAAGTCGCAAGCTCAATACTTGTGCTGTCTACTTTGCGAACGACATGATAAGCACCAGCACCCTGGCCCGCCGTGTCAGGACTTAGCATGGCGTTAGTGCCAGCCGTAATCCAAACGACATCACCTTCACGCCAGACATAGCTTGACAAAGTTGCGCTAGTAAGCACATATCCAGCCCCGCTGGAAGACGCGCCAGTAACAGCAACACTCGGAGCAGACAAAGGCGTAGTTAGCGTAATGCTGTTTGCTCCAACGCCAGACAACGTGTACACGCCGCCAACAGCAACTTTTTCAACAACGCCGATTGGAAAGTTTGCACCTGAGTTAGAAAACGACTCTGTGTGCGAATAAATACGCACTTTGTCGCCAGCAACAAACGACGAGAATGCGCCGGTTTTAGACAAAACACCGGTAGAGGCGGTATAAGACACGCCGCTAATCATGGACGGAGTGTTGCCCATGACGCACATAGTCGGCACGGCCCACTCTGTTTGCTTGGTTTCGTAATAAGCTAAAATGCTAGCAGCGGCTCGCACATTTGCCGGAATGTTGGTCGCTTGCGCAGCAGCCATTCGGCCAAACACTTGCTGGAATTGGAATCCAGACGTGTTGTATTGCTCTGTACCTGCCCCATCCTTGCGGAAATCAATCGGGGTAGCAATGGCAACAACTCCAAGAACGCGGCTGTCTACACCACCGGCAAAGCTGTAGTCAGTACCGTATGTGTCCAAGGTGGTTTTGTTCGTATTGCTTAGAGGGGCCGTCAATTGACTCCACCAAGCCATCGTGGCTCCAGCACTAAGGCCAACCAAAATAATCTTGTTGGGGTCAATGCCCAAAGTTGACGCACGCGCCTTAATTGACACAATTGCCAATTTCATGTCGTTAAACGATTCAGGAAAGAACGCAGGCCGCGTAATCGGCTCGTTATATCCGAATGTTGCTGCCGCAGTCGGCGTATCCCACACCGTTTGGCGCGTTTCAATGCTGATTACGTCAAAATGCGGATCGCTAGGCGCGATGCGGCTTAAGCACAACGTTGCAATGTTGTTGCTTTGGTCTTGATTGTTTTTAGACACGGCTCGTTTGTCACCTGTAGCCCAGCCACCAGGGTGACGCACAATAATGCACGGGTTACCGCCAGGATCGCGCACCGGGTGACGGTACACGTCAAAACGCTGGTGAAATTCCGGCCCGTAAGGCAGGTCGATGTAGTTGGCAGTCGGGGTTAAAGCGGCCATTTGTTAATCCTCAGATAGCGTTGGTCGTGTTTAGGTTGTAACCGGTGATTCGGCCATGACGCAGTTGCATCAAGCTAGTTCCCGCAGAGCGAGTAACCTTCAAAACAACGCGCTGATCCAAATGGAACCGCGCCATTGCGCTTGCCGTGAGCCAGTTAGCAAAACTAGTGCGGTTGGCAGTCGTTTCTGCGCCGTTTACTGCGTAGCACGAGATAACTCCCGTTGCCATCGGGAAAATAGAGTCGCCATCTCCGTTCTTGCCCCTAGTCATAAACACCTTCATTGACACTTCCACAATGCGATCCGCAGCAAGCGAGTCTGCGGTGTGGCTAGGGCTTGTAAT